ATATATGTTGCTCATTTGCAATAAAACAGAAATAATGAAGAAGGCCGTCAAATTAAATGCCTTTAAAACAGAACAATTTGTTTGGGTAGACTTCGGAATAAACCACATCTTCAATTGTACTACAGAGGAGTTCGAAAAGAAGATAATTCATTTGACTAACCAGGAATATTATAATGTTCGCATTGGTTCAATTTTAGACCCTATGACAACACCTTTCAAAGGCGATATTTACAGACAAGTTGCGTGGTATTTTGCTGGTGGAATTTTTGGCGGGCTTGCTGAATCATTAATACAATTTGCCGATTTAGTAAAAGATAAATGCTTTCAAACCATTTTTGATAAAGGAACTCTTATGTGGGAAGTAAATATATGGTATATGGTTTATCTTGAAAACCCAGATTTATTTGACCCATATTTATGCGACCACGACGAAACACTCATAACAAATTACTAATCTAACCATACATTTCTCTTATTTCCGAATAAGTCATTCTTCTACCTGTTTTTTTTACAAACTCGTTTTCTCCGTCTTTCATTATTTTTGTCAAAGCCTCAAGCATATTATTGGAGTCTTGAACAATGTCTGATGCAGAGAGCTGTTTTAACCTTTTTTCACCTTCCTTTTCCAATAAAAGTTTTAGGTTTTTCAATTCAGCTTCTGATATATTGATACTGGTAGCGTTATTTGATGAATCCATAATAACTATATTATAATCTATTGTTTAATATAGTTATTTATAATTACTTTATTGAGACTTATTGGGTGTTGTTATTGTTATTATTTTTGTTGTCACCGGTGTTCTTCGGCTCTAATTTTATCAATGCATATTGACCGCACGGACCACAATGATCTTCATTTGACAAATCTATCTTTGTATTCATTTTAATATTACACTGTTCTAGATTCCATCGACCCACGGGTTTCGGAATCTCCTTGGGTATTATTTTTTTAAACAATGTTTTCAGATAATATTTCATAATATAATTATAATAATTGTCTATATTTTTAAGTATATTTCGAAATAGAATCAATATATTTTTTATCATAGATACCAATTTTTGTAGTTCTGTCCCAACTACTATAAGGCACAATTACGCGGTCTTCCTCCACAATTATTCCAATGCAATATTCAATGCATTCTTCTTGAAACTTGAAAGGTGCAGAATAACGCAACAACTTCATCGATTTATCAAAAACCACAAATAAATGATAATAATGTCTTGGTTGTTCATAAGATACAATGTGTGTTACAAACCATATTTCATTATTAAATTCCGCTCCACTAGTTGAACCCCTCATATGTTTGAAAATTTTTGGCACATTATCTTCTTTTCTAACCAAATCTAGAGTTCTTGTGGAATCGTTTACTTTGCATATATGCAAAGGATACCATTGATAAATTACTCTCAATTCATTTTCAATATTCACAAATACCCAATTCTTCTCACAATTAGAGTTTGAAAAACTGGGTTTAATCTCTACAGATTCCATATATTCGGCATCTTTATTGTAAATGCCGCTTGATATACCAATATTCCCATTTTTATGCAATCCGGTTCCCATAAAAATTACATTTTCCGGTCCTTTAAATATTCGCACATCTTCAATGCCAATATATCGTCTATCATCAAAAAAAGAATCTATAAGCCTTTCACTCACCGTCTTAAAATCGCGAGATAACTCAATATATTTGTTCACAGAAATTATGTAGTCGTCACAATCGTGATAATAACCAGTTGAATCAATAGTGTAGTTAACTAACCTCATATTCATTATATATCCTTCTCCACTCGGATTTGGAATAATACAAGAAGACGATGATTTAAAAGTTCGTTCTTTATTAGCAATGGTATGATTCATTGTAGTAGATAAATCAAAAGTTGCTAGCGGTTTTAAAATATCTTTATAAAATTTCATATTGGATAAGGTGTTATCAATTAAATACTGTTCGTTGCAATTATTAAAAATAGTAATTACTTGGTCATTAATATTGTTGATACCAAGATAACATGACAATATAGATAATTCATACTCTAACTTGTAAGTGTACATGTCATTATTTAAAAACAAATAACTGTCCTTGTCGACCACCTTTTGCAACGATTCTTTTGCTATTTTATAAAATGCGTAAGCCACTTTACACTTGTTTAAAATACGATAATGTTGAATAATCTCATACAAGTTCTCAATACGGTTAGGCAAAAAATTATAACCATCTAACCAAGAACTAATGGCCTCTTCTATTTTTCCAATGTTTTTATATGCCAATCCTATTCTATAATAACTATACCAGACTTCTTGTTCCCATCCACCAATTTTAATGCGTTTTTTATAGGTTTCAATGGCATCTTCAAATTTTCCGCTATCAAAATAACTATTTGCCAAATAAAAATGATAACGGTCACTATTTGGATTTTCTTCTATTCCCCCTTTAAGCAATCGAATATCTCTTTCAAATTTATCAGATTTTGCCCCTCCGTCACCAATGTCGCGTATAAATAGATAATCTTTACTAATATTCTTTGATGTATTTGTTGGAGGAGTTGAAATATATTCGTGAGTTACTCCGAGATATAAATATAAACAATTGTTTTTTATGATTCGCATATTATGGTAATAAAACTCGTCAGTTCCCTGCAATATCATAAAAGAATCGTGACTGCTCAACATTGATTTATTAAATTCGGGCTTTACCTCTAAAACCATATCAGCATCTAATAGTAAAACATAATCTGACATTCCAAAGCAACTCTGCAACGCAAAATTGCGATTGTGTGCGAAATTAACAAATGGTTCCTCCACGATCTTACCAGGTATACCCTTAGCTTCAAAATATGTAGTTATCAATTCTTTAGTATTGTCGGTAGAGCCAGTGTCACAAATGCAATAACAATCAATAATGGATACAACTGAATCAAATAACCGAGTAATAATGCGACTTTCATTTTTAACAATCATATTTAAACACAATGTTGGTTCGGAATCTACTTCTGTAATTGTCATTCTCATTTTTCAATACTCAAAATAACATTTTCATTTTAAGTATTTAATTTGCAAAATAATTAAAAAATGGAAACAAGGAAATAATAAAACCCATAAAATCAAGTCATATGTCGATTATTCAATATACTCCTCCACGCACTTATTCTGGAGTTTGCAATTTGTTTCAAAGAATAATCTTGTTGCAATGCATAATCCGTTAACAAAAGTCCATCTTCCCTATGCTTAAAAACCCTGTTTTCAAATAATTTTGATGCATTATCAAATGCCGCATCTACATTTCCATTTTGCATATTCATATTATAAATCATACAACGGTCAAAATCGTAGGCACTTAGCAAATCTGCCTCTCTAACAATGTGATAAGCAGGCTGATATTCACATAAATCAGGGAAACCATATTTTTTTACAGTTGAATAAGACATTGTGCTAATTATATTGTTTATAGCAGTGATTTCGGTTGGAGTAATTTTATTTGTTTCTCCTAAAAAATTAGAAATTTCAGCAATGCCGGAATCTTGATTCATATATTTTTTATCGCACATATCGTGAAGAATAGATGATACATAGATGATTTTTTCGTGATATTTTATATAAGGCAATTTTTCAACTTCATCATTAAAAATATCGTGAGCAAAATGTAAAACATTCATACTGTGAGACAAACCGTGTGATTCATCGATTCCGAATTTTTTTGTAGTTAATAAAACAAAGTGAAATAATTTTGATAAAAGAGACGGAGAAGTCATAATTTATTTGGATGCTTTATATTTATATTATAATCTACATTGTTTTTTTTATCGATGTAATATAAATGGCTGAAACTAGATTTAATAGTGACCCTTGCAGAATATCAAAAAAGTTGCAACAAATGACAGACCAAGGAAGATACATAATGAATATGCCCGGAAACGGCGAACATCCAGCGTATATGGCCGACCCTCAAATAATAATACAAAAATGGGGTGCAAACTTGAGAACAAACTCAATTAATTTGGAAAGTGAATTACTAGGAGTAAACAGACCATTAAATAAAGATTGTTTAGGAAAAGACGAATATCAGCGATTTGATTTCAAATCGCGCGCTATACAGTATCCTGTTTGCTCTAGTTTAACAACTGAACAATCTCGAACAATTATGCCTGCATGGACTGCGCGTGACCTAGAGCAAGTAGATTGGTATTATCCTCCTTTGAATCCTCAGGAGAATACATGTATGCCTTTTCAGAATAATTTGAGCACGCGACTTTTAGAAAGAGACTATTTTGTTGCCAAAGTTCCGTGCAATTTATCGAATGATTATACACCATTGCCCACTAATGTTGTAAGAGGTGGATATGTCGGAGGCCCAAATACTTGCGCTCAAACATCGTCGTGTTCAAACATATAAAACACCATAAAGTATTAAATAAAAACGACTAATAAAGTATTGTATTAAAAAATAAAATACTTTATATATATATTACCGATGGAAATCGCAATACCAATGATAGCATTAGGAGGAATGTATGTAATAGCAAATCAGCCCCCATCAAATAGTAGTTCAGCTCAAAAAGCAAGATTAGAAAGAGGATTAAAAACAATTCAGCAAGAGGAGTTTACAAATATGGGGGCTCGCAAAGTTTTGCCAAACACAACCACGCCTCCACAAAACTATCCTGTAACAAATTTGAATGAGCTAGTAGACACAGTCCAAAACTACGCAAATCCCAATACGGCTACTGATAAATACTTTGACCAAAATTACTACGAGAGAAGGGAAAACGCCGGAAAAAAAGTGGGAAACAATGTTCAAGAAATTTATTCTCTCACAGGGAATTATTTAGACAGCAAAGAATTCAAGCACAACAATATGGTTCCTTTTTATGGCGGAAAAATTAAAGGACAAGTTTACGGTGTAAATATGGCCGAAACTATGTTGGACAATATGGTTGGTAGTGGTTCTCAAGTTATCAAGAAAATAGAACAAGCGCCTCTTTTCAAGCCACAAGAGAATATGCAATGGGCAAATGGAACACCTAATATGAGTGACTTCTTTCAATCTCGTGTGAATCCTGGTATGAAGAATAGCAATGTAAAACCATTCGACTCTGAATATGTTGGTCCCGGCTTAGGTCAAGGTTACACATCTAATGGAAGTAATGGATACAACTCGGGTATGGAGGCTCGAGATGCTTGGTTGCCCAAGACTGTCGACGAATTGCGTGTAGCAACGAATCCCAAGTTGGAATATTCTCTCGATAACCATCAAGGTCCTTCTTATGCCAAGGTGCAAAATGTTGGTATCCTTGGAAAGGTGGAAAAGTACCACCCTGACACTTTTTTCATTAATAGCCAAGACCGTTGGTTAACTACTACTGGACAAGAGAAGGGGCAGGCTTTACGCCCTATTCAAGAAGTGCACGATACAACTCGTAACACCACCGCCTGTTCATATAGCGGCGTGGCGGGTGGAGATAAAAACGCTAGTTATGTTCCCTCTGCGTACACTTCGCCAAAGAGAGCCGAGTTGGAGGCGAATGATGTGCCCGCATCAAATGCAGCAAATAGAGGACCCAGTGAAGATGGAGATGCTTTTATTAGAAGCCACACGGCATACGAGAACAATCGTTCGACAAGTAGACAAGTGGATTCCTATCGCAGTTCCTTTAGAGGCGCTATTGGAGCAGTTATTGCGCCGTTAATGGATGCTTTTAGACCTACTAGAAAAGAGGAATACGGACCAAATATTCGCATTTATGGTGATGCTGGGTCAAATGTGAAACAGAACTATGTTATTACACCGGGAGATACTCCGGCTACCACTATTAAGGAAACGACTTTGTATAGTCCTAATTCTTATATTGGAAACCAGGCAAGCGTTGGTTATGTCTTGCACAATCAGCAGGCAATAGCCAATCAGCGCGACACAACAACATGCGGATATGTAGGAAGCGTCGGTGGAAACGGAGCCGCTCGCCAAGGTGAAGTTATTGTGGATGCTGCTTACAGGCAGACTAATAATGACAAGTTGGAGGCCACTCAAGTCAGTTATACTCCTCAAGGAAATACCCAAATTTACAATCAACAAATGAATGTAAATATAGCACGCATTGACTCTGACCGTGATAATCCAAGAATGTGGGTGCCCAACGCATCAACGGTATCGCAAATGCCCGCTGGAAAGGCTCAAATAGGACAGATTCGAGGAAAGCAACAATACGATGAAAATAAGATTGGAGTAGATAGGATTGACGGTGCTCTTTTGGATGCTTTTGTAAAAAATCCTTATACGCAATCCCTTCACTCCTGGGTGAACTTTTAAACTAATTATTAATATAATAATTTAAATATTCATAGTATATATATTTTATACTATGAATGAAATATGGAGGGTTGTATCCACTCATTCAAATTATGAAGTAAGTTCTATGGGGAATGTGCGAAATATAACAACTGAAAAAAATTTACTGCAAAACAAAGATAGAGGCGGATATTTAAGCGTAGTTTTAAGCAAAAATAACTTGCCTAAAAAATTTGTGGTTCACAGACTAGTTGGTTTGCATTTTATAGAAAATCCGTGTAATAAAAAAACAATAAATCATAAGAATAAAATAAGAAATGATAATAGAGTTGAAAATTTGGAGTGGTCAACTACAAAAGAGCAAAATATTCATAAAAATAAAGACAATGATAAAAATACAAAGAAAAAATTTAATATTTGTTCGATGAAGCCTATTTGGAGAATTAATAAAGACACTGGAGAAAAAATAGAAAGATATGATAATCTTACTTTAGCACAAGAATGGTGTATAAAAAACAACTTGACATCTTCTGTAAATGCGAAAGGCGGAATATCACAAGCTGCTTTAGGAATTAGAAATTGTGCACTAGGATATAAATGGGAATATGAAAATTCTCAAGAATTTATAGAAAATGAAATATGGAAAGATGTTCCTTTGTTAATATCTAATGGCAAAGAAGGAATGCAAATATCAAACGAAGGAAGAATAAAATATAAAAATGGCGACATAGGAACAGGATTTGAATGTGGTGGCTATCTAGGAATATCTATTGGGGGTAAAACTTTTCTATTGCATAGAATTGTAGCAATAATCTTTTTAGAAAATCCTGAAAATAAAGAATTTGTTAATCATAAAGATGGAAATAAATTAAATGCAAGACTATCTAATTTAGAGTGGGTTACTCCTTCAGAAAATGGAGATCACGCATATAAAAATGGATTGAATAATAATGTAAAACCTGTTATACAGTTTGATATAAAAATGAATAAACTTAATGAATTTAAATCTATTAATGATGCATCTAGAGAATTGAATATTCACAATACATCAATTGGCAATTGTTGTAAAGGAGGATTAAAAACTGCTGGGGGGTATAGATTTTTATTTAAAGACGATTATGATGAAAATAAGAATTATAATGAAGGTTTTACACCTAATGTAAAAATGCATAAAATAATACAATTTGATAAAAATATGCATAAAATTACAGAATATATATCTGCAAAGGAAGCCTCAGATTTTTTAAAAATTAAATCCGGATGTATTTTAGATTGTTGTCATAAAAAGCAAAAAACTGCAGGAGGGTTCCGTTTTATGTTTGATAAAGATTATAATGAGAAAAAAGTATATGAGAATGTTAAATATAAAAGCAAAGCCATTAAAATAATTCAACTGAGTTTAGACGGAAGTGAAATAAAAATTTTTGATTCAATGACATCTGCTTCAAAAGAATTGGAAATAAATGATTCTAATATATCAAGTTGTTGTAAAGGGAAACGACAAACTGCAAAAGGGTTTAGATTTATGTATTATAGTGATTATTTGTTAAAGAAAATAAACAAATAAATCAATTTAAATGTTTGGCAACATATTATAATAAATGTTGTCAAATTCCTATCCAAAATGCATTCATAGTTTAAATAAGTGGTTGCAGCAAAGAGGCGCGCGAGGAAAGAGGCAAGACTTATACAACAAACTTAATCCACAGCTGTTTGATGTAACATTAAGAGATGGATTGCAGACGGTTCCAAAAGAGATGGAACATCTATGGACGACGCAAGAAAAGAAAACAATGTACTATAGAATAAAATTCAATCATTGTCCGAAATACATAGAAATAGGGTCTCTAGCAAATCCAAAATTGATGCCAATATTCGCGGATTCTTTAGAATTACACAACTCGATTAAGGATGATTTGAACCTAACACCTATAGGCAATAACAATTTGTTTCTACTTACACCAAGCTTGAATGCAATAAAAGGGGTAATAGACAAAAAAGTTGACAACTTTTCTTTTATTACATCTGTTTCAAACGCTTTTCAAAAGAAAAACACAAATAAGACCCTACTAGAAACAAAAAAAGAAATACAATTAATGTGCGACGAAGTTCAGAGATACAATAACGATAATAGCGCCGATAAAAAAGTAAAAACCAAGTTATATATTTCTTGTATAAATGACTGTCCGTTAACAGGTCAAATAGATAATGATTATATAGTCCGTGAAATATTGCTCTATGAAAAAAACCAAATGATTGGTGAACTATGTTTATCGGATACATGTGGAACTTTAAAATTTGAAGACTTTGAATACATAATAGACAACTGTTTGTATTTTGGACTTCCCGCAAAAAAGTTGTCGCTACATTTGCATTATTCTGCAAAGAATTTGGAAAATACAAAACAAATAATACATTATGCATTTGATAAAAATATAAACAAATTTGATGTATCGATGATAGAAGGAGGGGGATGCTCGATGACAATGAGTCAGGAAAAATGTACTAACAACTTATCGTACGAGCTTTTCTACAAGTTTTTGGTGGATTATATTGTAAAGAGAATCGAATAAAACAATTCGGTCAAATTCAATATAAAAATACGCGGACTATTATAATAACTACTTTCGCATAAAATGGTATTGCAAATACATACAAATATAATGGCAAAGTTGAAATACTTTTATGAGGTGCACAAAATACCCAATATCATATTTCATGGTTCTTCGGGATGCGGAAAAAGGACGATTGTAAATGATTTTATAAACATTATATACAATAATGATAAGGAAAAAATTAAATCATATGTAATGTATGTTAATTGCGCTCACGGTAAAGGAATAAAGTTTATTCGCGAAGAGTTGAAATTTTTTGCAAAGACGCATATACATTCAAATGGTGGTGATATTTTTAAAAGCATCGTTTTGCTGAACGCGGACAAATTAACAATAGATGCACAATCTGCTCTGCGTAGATGCATTGAGCTTTTTAGTCACACGACGCGATTTTTTATTATTGTAGAGGACAAATATAAGTTATTAAAGCCAATATTGTCGAGATTTTGTGAAATATACATACCCGAGCCTATGCAAAGTGGAACAAGCATAAATCTATATAAATATAATTTGAACGAGACTTTTAAATTAAAGACTTTAAAAACGCATAGGATGGAATGGTTAAAGAAAGAATTGCAAAAGATAATGAATGAGAAGAATAGTTTGGAAAAGGATGTTTGTCCTAACTTTTTTATAGATTTATCTGAAAAATTATATGAGAAGGGGTATAGTGGTCTAGATATAATTCATTTGTTAGAAAATCAGTCACTACAATTCTTGGATTTAACAGATGAAAAAAAATACGAGTTATTATTTGCATTTAACAAAGTTAAAAAAGAGTTTAGAAATGATAAAATATTAATAATGTTTATTTTGAATTTTTTGTTTATGAGTTTGGATTTTACTTTAGAAAATATTACCTTTATGTAAAATGGACGATTTCAATGTATCGAGTTTGCACGAGTCAAAAAATGAATGGGGTTCAAGATTACTTACTATATTAACCCCATTAGTTGTCGAAGGATTGAAATCAATTTTTGATGAAGCAGTTCATTTGTGCAAGTCTAATAATGAAATGGACAAGTATTTGATGACTTTTCAAAACTTTATTAGTAGAATCCCCAAGTGGAATCCCAATATTATTGAGAATGAGAAGAATAGAATTATTGATAAGAGTGGTTGTGGTTATTTAGAGGATTTGGTTACTTGTGTTCACATTATTCAATTAAAGTTATTAACGGCGATTCGAGTGGGTCAGAAACAGAAGAAGATTGACATTACTATTCCAAAGTTGGATGATTTTGTTCACAAGATTTACATCAATGTTGCGCGAAAGATTTATAAGAATGTATATTTATTTGAAATCAATATTCCTCCTCTTCAAGTGCAAAAACACAATCGTGAACTAGAAATAATTGTTCAAGAGTGTATTTTGAATACTGTGAGAGAAAGTATTCCAGTGGAGTCCATTTTGCGTGCATATATGGATGAAACCGTGGAAGAAGATGTAGTTGAGGAAATTAAAGAGGAAGTTATTGAGAAGCCAAATGAAGAAGATGTGAAAAAGGGAACAGAGAAGCCACATATTATTACAGAGGAAGCGCCAAAGGAAATCGAAGTTCCTGTTGTTCGTGCTTTAGAATCGGAAGGGGTTGAAATGGTAAGAACCGTGGATACGGAAATTCCCGAGTTTCCTGATTTAGGTGAAGATGCAAGCAAATTAACATTTAGCGATGTGGATAATGTGAGAGAAGCCGACAACAGTGAAAAAAGTGTAATGGCACCAAAGACAGTGGAAAGACTTGATGAAATAAGTGAATTTAGAAGCGCACAAAGAAAATCAGAATACGAGTCTGATGATGAAGATAATGTAAGATTGCGAATTCAGGACCAACCAGTAACATTAGATAATTTTGATGTCCACATATTAGACCAACCAGAAATGAATTTGCACGAAGATTTATTATTGAGTGATATAGAAATTTTAGCATAATGCGTAAAATAAAAAATAAGAAATTACTACATTAAAATAGATGCAAAATATTTTTGTAATAGCCGGAGTAATTTCAGTGATATTTTTTATAGTCAAGTTTATTGAGATGCGATTTGTGGATAAAGAGAGTAAACCGTTAAAGTTTTTGATTCGTGATTCTCTTTTGGTTTATTTTAGTGTGATTGCTGGAAATTTTGTTTTGGACCAATTGAAACCGGTAATACAAGAAGGAGGGGAAGGCGCGGTAACAAATCCGGCGGTTTTTACGGATAACCCTGGATTTTAATCGCTGTAATAACCGTCATCTGAGTTTTCGTAATAAGGAAGCAATGCCCTTCTTTCGTGCGGAGTGAATGATTCGTATTTCCATTCTCCTTTGTCTTCGTCAAAATATTTGAACGAATACTCTCGGTATCCATCTGTTTTTATGCGCATACCGCGTTGCCTCTTTAAATGTTTAATAGAATAATAGTTTAAGTCGGGTTTTTCGTCATTTTTGGTTTCCTCGTTCCAAGGATAGCTTTTGCATTCCCTTTGGGGTTCTTTAAAGAATGGGAAAATGGCCCCATTTACTGAAACATAAGCGCGGTGAAACATTGGTGTATAATAGTCTCCAAGGAGCGAATCTTCACAAGAGTTTTCTTCAATGAATGCGCAGTTATATCCACTTTGTCCGTCTTCAAAGTGAATATAAGTATATTTATATGTTTCATCTTCACCGTAATCATCGTAGGTTCTATATTGTTCCGGGAATTCATATCTTAAACCCCAAGACAGTTTTTTGGCAAAAGCGTCGACCTCTTCAGTCGTTTCTTTGCGAGACCAATCCTCTGGTATTGTAGGTTCAATGCACGGTTCCGCTAAGAAGTAGGAAATTTCTGGAGGATTATTTATTTTATATTTGATGCACAGATTCAATGCTTTAAAGGTTCTTAGGTAAGATTTTTGGAAGAACCATCGCGTTTCATATGTGCTTGAAAAGTTGTTCCATTTTAATTGAAAATATTTTTTTTCCTTATTTGAATCACATGCCTTTTTAATAAGCTTATTTACGACATTAATAGGAAGAGCTGGAGCTATCATTGTTTCAATATCTTTAAATTACTTTTAAGTTAAGAATCGACTTCAATTTTTAACTTAAAGAAAATATATCGTATTATCGTCCGGTCCAAACCTTTACAACTGGTTTGTTTGCTTTTTTATCTCTTGTCATTTGTTCCCAGTAATCTTTCCATGAATATCCCCAAGGACAATACACACTAATACTGCCCAATAACGATTTTAATTTTCCGAGGTCTTTAAATTCATTATAAAAAATGGCTCCCATTATTCTCTCTAAGCAACATCTATCCGACCGGTTTTTTACAACTTGCAACAAATTAAATAAATGGTATTTATTTTGTATTCTAACTAAAAATCCGTGATTTATATAGCTTTGAACGCCAAAACAACCAAACCATTTTGATGTATTGAATGACAGAGTTTCATATTTATCGTTTCCTAGTACATTTTTTTGCAATTGATAATTATTTCTTACATATTGCAATAACCGCATTGTATCCGGTAGATTTTCGGTTTTTATTTCGGAAAAATGCCATAATGGTAAAACGGGAACTAGAAGCTTGGAAAATTTGATTCTCTTATGAAAAAAAACACTATCGTGTATGATTACAGCGTTTTCAAAATAATGATTCTTATAAAAATAATAATAAGGAAGTAATTCTCCTCGACCTGGAAATTCCGATTCAACATATTCTACATTTATGTAATCAAAATCAGCCTTTAAAAAATCTTTATTACTATTATCATCAATTACAACAATTTTAAACTTTTCTGGTGAATAAAAACGACGAATGCATTGTATACAATGATTCCAATAATAATTTGTTGTTTCAGAATTGACATGCCTTGTTATTATAAAGCCATATGACATTTTACTAATAATACTATACATATTTTTTATTTCTAACATTTAACCGCTAAATTGGGCATTTCATCAATATTGATTATTCTTTCGATTGATGTTTTTGGAATATCTTTTTTGGAAACTTGAAACATTTTAAAGTCTTTTCTCTCTAATTGTGCTTGAGGAGTATGATTATGAACGCAACGAGCAATCATTTTGTACAACTTGAAATCGGGATATCTCTCCACTCCATTGTTCTTATACAAGATATTAATACCGTTATCATCTAGGCACCATTCATAAACTAAACGCACAACGGGTGTGCACTCATTCAAATCGGCAACCTCATCCAAATCTTCAATAACATAATCAAAAATAGAACACGCTAAACGACACAAATCAAAACTGTAATTGGGCTCTAAACGCGGTTTCCTCTCATTAAAATAAGGTTCTGTGTTGTATTGAGTGGCCGCGTCAGCACCTGGTTGAAAACTGTCGCTGCAAAAAAGTTTTCCGTCGAATTTGTAAATGCTTCTTCCAAAATCGATAATCTTGAAAATCTTTCCAAAGGTTGGAACTCTATAATATTTTTTGTTGAAGCAGTAATAAAGGTATTTTTTTTCAGTCTCGACATACATTACATTATTTGTGTGTAAATCGTTATGCGTAAACGAAAAACATTTCTGATAAGTAATTAAAATCATAATTATTTGCATAAAGGCAGCTAACCATTGTTCTTGCGACAAATCTTCATTCATAATCAAATCATCAAATGTATTTTTGCAGTTTTCCATACAAATTATGTTTACAGGGAATCGAGGAATTACAACTTCAACACTTTGTTCTTCATCTTCGCTGTTCGAACTGGTTGATTCCCAAGCAGAAGAATTATCTTGTGATTCATCGGCGGAAGAATCATCACACTTAGAACAGTTTTCATCCGATGTATGGGATGTTCTAGAAGAACATGTAGAACCAGACTTTATTGTAGTAGTTTTATGGTCAGATAATTCTTTGGCGTCTGTCATATCCACCAATTCGTGTGTATATTCTCTCAAATTCTCCTCGGTCAAAACAAGTGGAACAGCATTTTCAACACCTACATTAGCATCTGCATTAAATAGGTCTTCATATAAATTATCATCAATTGAATGAATAGAAATTAATGATTTACTAGAAATATTGTGGTCAATCTTAATAGGTGCAAGAACATTAGGTTTATCATTGTCACTCAATACAAAACTATAATCTTCTATTTCAAACGCCACATTCTTATTCTTATTGAAGAAGTCGGATTGAGTTAGATATTCTATGTCATCAATAACATTTAATGTGTATTTGTTTTTAATTCCGAGAAAAGACCCATAAAAGTCTACACCATTTACAAAACGATAATTATGTATTAATTTACTAGATAAATAGGAAAAGAAGGAATCAACATAAGATGCATTGTTTTCGTCGAGTAATTTGGGATGCACCGAAGAAATAGGATTGCTTAGTTTAGGCAAAGTGTATAATGCTTCATCATTTATGTTATATTTTCCAATTAAGAATTTAAAGGGGTCTATAAGAGGTGCAAATTTGAAGAATACATCCTTTTCTAAAACTTTATTGTTGTCAACACTTTTAACAATGCAGTTGTATAGATTTTGATTATCTTCTAAAGAATTTTTAATATCAAAAATATAGAACTTGTTGTTCAAATTAATAGAATTGAAGTTGTTGGGTGTTAAAGAGAAGAATTTATTGAAAATTGGAATGTAATTTTGCACTGAGGAAAAAGACAATTCTTTTTTTTCTTGAAAGCTCTTGAATAGTTCACTATTCTTTCGCTTTTCATAGTTAATTGTCGCGGGATTACTTGTCATTAGCTAAATAATATATAAATTATATTAAAATTTAACTCATAAAGAATTTGTCTATTCATTTAGAAAAATGTTTGGTTTTCTAAAGGAAACAATGGTAAAATGTAAAAATCTTCAAAATGTGTAAGTTTTTTCAAATTATTTTATTAAAGTATTTAAAATACATTATGACTCTAGAGTTGAAAAAATTTGATATGAAAACCATCAGTTTCAAGCCGAATGAATCCAAAGGCCCCGTCGTCGTATTAATCGGTCGTCGTGACACTGGTAAATCTTTTCTTGTAAGAGACCTCCTCTTTTATCATCAGGATATTCCTATTGGCGTTGTTGTTGCGGGCACAGAGGAAGGCAACGGTTTCTACGGTAAAATGGTTCCCAAGTTGTTTATTCACAACGAGTACAACACTGCAATCGTCGAGAATATTTTGAAGCGGCAAAAATCGGTTTTAAAACAAATTAAAAAGGAAATGGAGACTTTCAAACGCACCACAATTGACCCACGAGCATTTGTTATTTTGGATGATTGTTTGTACGACGGTACATGGACTCGCGATAAAATGATGCGATTACTTTTTATGAACGGCCGTCATTGGAAGATAATGTTAATCATCACAATGCAATATCCTCTTGGCATTCCTCCCACACTGAGAACCAACATAGATTATGTTTTTATTTTGAGAGAACCGTATATTGCCAATAGAAAGCGCATTTATGAGAATTATGCAGGTATGTTCCCCACTTTCGAGTCCTTCTGTCAAGTGATGGACCAATGCACAGAGAATTATGAGTGTTTGGTCATTAATAACAACGCCAAATCAAACAAATTGCACGAACAAGTATTCTGGTACAAAGCTGATTCGCACAATGACTTCAAATTAGGGTCAAAAGAATTCTGGGAACTCAGCAAAGATATTAACTCGGATGAAGAAGACGAGAAGTATGACCCGAATAATGTCAAGAAACGCGGTCAAGGCCCCAAAATTAGCGTCAAAAAGACGAAGTGGTAATGAATCCCCTTTTTGAAAATGTGCTTATTAAATTAAAAAGCGCATTTTCAACTTAAAGACATTTAAAATAATTATAATATAAAGGATGCAACAATTGGACATAGTTGAACTTATTGAAAAGAATCCGATATCTAAGCTGTCAAATGCATATAACAACAAGTTATTAAACAAAATCAAGGAAAACTTTACAGGATTTGAACAACAATTGTTTGTAGGCAGCTTTTATTGCTACTTGAATTATGATAAGAATATGGATTTTGTAGTTGATTTGGATAATGTTTGGAAATGGTTGGGATTTAAACAAAAAATAGACGCAAAAAGATTATTAGAAAAACAGTTTACAATTAATATAGATTATAAAAATCTTGCTCATCAACCTGGAGGAGCGAGTTCAGATAATACAAAAACCGCTTTGGGTATAGGCAAAGCGGTTTTGGAATGTGAAAAACAAAATGGTGGTCAAAATCGGCAAATTATTATGTTAACAATTAAATGCTTCAAGTCACTTTGTTTAAAAGCGCAAACAAAAAAAGCATCAGAAATTCACGAATACTATATAAAGATGGAAGAGGTTCTTCAACAAACAATTGAAGACGAAACTGATGAGCTTAGAGTCCAATTAGAACAAAAAGAAAATATTATCTTGGAAAAAGAAAATGTTATATTAAAAACAAAAAAGGAGAAACAACGAGCGGTTGAGCAAGCCACTATTGCACAATTTCCAGTTAATACAGAATGCATATATTTTGGAACAATAGACAATACTAATGACGCAAATGAAAAATTAATAAAATTTGGACACACAAATGACCTAGCAACAAGAATAACAAATCATCGAAAAATATACAATAATTTTATTCTTGTTACCGCGTTTAGGGTTCAAAATAAGGTCGAAATAGAAAATCTTATAAAAACGCATCCAAAAATTAAAAGTCAAATTCGTTCTATTCAATCAAACAGTAAAAATAAAACAGAAATAATTGCATATGATGATTTTAATTTTACTATTGATAACCTTTCCAAGTATATAAAAGAAATTATAGCTTCAAAAACATATAGCATTGACAATTTTAACAGAATAGTCAAAGAAAACGACGAGTTAACTTATGAAAATAAACAATTAAAAGATGAACATAAAGAAACCCAACAAACCATAACAAATTTAATGTTACAAATTTATCAACTAAAAGAAATAGTTGAAAATCAAAAATCAATTATAGAACTAGCTAAGAATGAACAACACTCAGTTTATTATAATGCCATATTACCAGAAGATGAATTCACAGAAAAATTTGAAGAATTTATTAATACTATGTGCATTGTTAGAAAGGATGTTGAAGAAGCGTCAACAAATATAGAGGGTCAATTTCGAATATGGAGTAAAACAAAACCAAAAAAAGAAACATTTCACGCATTAAAAAATTATTTAGACACCCGTTTTAAACCTACAAGAATAAAAAAACAAAATAAAAATCAAGTAGTTCACGGTTATATTGGCATTAAACTCAAAGAAATTGAATACAAAAAAAGATTTTTAAATAGTAATGTGGAAACCTTTTTATTTCAAATATGTAAATTTTCTCCAAGTGGAAAAATATTAAATTCAACTCTACTAAACGAATATCAAAGGTGGAAAAAAAGCGTAAACATAGATTGCTGTGAAGACGATATGAAAGAAATCAAGGAATACTTGAATTCTTGCGAATATGCATTAAAATCTACTGTTTGGACTGACTATGGTTCAAATGAAGGTTATTATGGTTTGTTGTTGAAAAGTGATGAACATAAATATAAGAAAACATCATCTACGGGAAAGAGCGTCGAAAAAAGAGATGCATCAAATAACATTCTTATTGAAACTTGGGAAACAATAGCAAAAGCGGCTCAGACCGAAAATATTTCTGCAGCAAAAATGAGTAGAAGCATAAAAAATAAAACTGTCTTTGAAGATTACTATTATTGTTTATCAAAATAAAAATTCACTTCTCTTCATAATACTTGCCTCCTTTTCCACAGAGCTTTTCATTCATTCGACAATAGAGCGCAAACTTGTTGTCACAATCTTCTTCATCTCCAATTAAATATTTATATGTGAATTTACCACATTTACCATAATAATCTCCAATCGGTAACTCACCTTCTTTCATAGTTTGAGGCATAAAATGTTTGCAATTCTTGCACATTTTTTCATTTGCATTCAAAAGGCTATTACTAATCATCTGTTTTATCAATCCATTTGCAAAAGAAAACAATGTAAATATAAGTAACCACCGCATCTTACTTATATTTAGTGCTTTTTTTTAAGTTGTTTTAAATAAAAAAAGGTGTAAAGTTAAACTCTTATTATGCAATTATGACAAACGAATTAATAATTGCATATTCTGCTACTGTTATTTCAGTATCAGGAAGATTTATTTTTATGTATTTATTATACACAAAAAAATCAACGAATCCATTTTCTTTACTGTTTTCTATTATGAATATAGTTTCATCGGCATTATGGATTACATATAGTAGAATGATATCAGATATGCCGCTATTAATTAGAGGGTCGTCTGATTTATTATTATTTTCAATTTCTACAGTATATATAATATCTAATATATTGGAATTAAAAAAGACACAGTCTGATAATATTGATTTTAAATAAAGATGCGTTATATTTTTACTTGAGAGAAATTTATATTTCAATATAATATGAAGTCAAAAACAATGAAAATAAAAAAATATAGTAATAAAAGACAAACAAAGAAACAGTTTTTTTTCAATCCGAAGAATCCAGATAAATCATTTGATGTGTATATAGACAAAAATCCAAAAGATACCATTCCTATTCATTATAAAACGCTGGAAGATGTCAAAAATACTATTCATAAACTTGAAAAACTTTATAAAAGTAAAAAATATACCCATAAACGCATATGGCAAGTAGGGATGATTATGAAAGTTCGTCTAGAAGTATTAAAAACGAAGAAACCCGAACAATATAAACTCTCGAAAAAGTATTTTGAATTTTTAGGAAAGAGAACAAGAATGGATGAGAAGGAACGATATCATAGCGTATTTAAATATTAATTTGATGTGGACGCGGATTGCATAAAATGCCAATGTTCGATTTGAGAATATACTTCTCTTAGTCTCGGATTATTATTAAAAGTGTCAGGTTTAAAACAATCGGTTTCATAACCACATAATATATTTTGTAGTTTAATATGAGGAATGAATTGTTTTGCAACCATATAAAAGTTGTGTCGAGAGAAATCGCCGATACCCTTATCGTGCAATTTTCTCCAATGACAAGCCGCAACAGGGTTATTAGTCAATATAAAGATTTCTACACCTGCTTCGTGTAAGTAAGTAAACATATTTTGCAATCCTTCAAATCGGGTTTTTGTCCCGGCATAATAAAGCGCAATATCTTTATAAGTAACTCCTTTTTCAAACATTTCCAATGTAGTATGTTTGGTGGGTGGCAAGACAACACCTTCAACAACAGAAATGGTTCCATCCCAGTCAAAAATAACTATTTTTGTTTTTATTTTTGGGTCTGCTACCCATTTTGCCAACTTTATAGCATCATCTCTAGAAAACCCAACATTTGTTCCAATTTCTTTATTATTTTTGCTTAATAAATATTGAGCATATTTATTATCGGGATACATTTTTAAAAACTGTTTTGTGTATAGAGATGCATTTGGGTTTCCGTGCATAACTTCTTTATTAGGTTTATTTGAAACTAAAATGGGTTCTACATATTTTTTCGATTTTTTAAATTGTTTTATCATTTCATCAAAGTTGTCATAAAAACGAATTGCGCAACACAAATCATTGTCTTCCATTTTCGGTTTTAATGGAAATAATTTGTGGATGGGATGGTGTTTTATAGTCTTGTTAAGTTTTCTATTATTCCGTTTATTCGTGTGTTTCATTTTTTTATTAGTCGTTTTTGGTTTCGTCATATATATAATTTATTATTTTAATTAAATAAAAAATTATATTTTCTTGTTTTTGCTTGTTTTGTGTTTAATCCTCCTTCTTTGTAGAAAAAGGTCCGCTCACCAATTCACTTTGACCGTAGTCTGACTTGCCAACCACAATATTTTCTCCCTCAAAAAGCTCGGAGCGAATGTCCGCTGCAGAAATAGTATCAGGGTCCTTCTCTTTCAAAATAGACTCTTGAGTATTCATATTATTAACCCCCACCAAATTTCCTTCTGCGTCAATATTTTGCGTTAAAGTAGCTCCAGTCTTTTCAGCAATCTTGATGTTCTCATCAATAGCCTTCTTCTTCGACTCCTTGACGCGTTGTTCGAATGCCGACTTGGCAAACGACTCATTCTTTGTCTTCTCGTGCATCAATTGGTTCAACTCGTCCTCCATATATTCGACGCGACCCGTCTTGTAAGCCTCTGGGTCCCAAGGCATCCATAGACCTACAGGGCCAACAAAGACATCGTGATTGGGGTCCAACTCTCTCAACATCTTGCAACGCAACTCGGCTTCCTCAAGAGTGGGATAAACGCCGCGAACCTTTAATCCACGAGTAGAAGTCTGGAAATTGAACTTGACATTGAAGGAATTCTCCAACTCTTCCTCATTCTGATCCAGGAAAGACTTGTAGTCGTCTTCCATACTAGAATTAAGCAAATTATCGTATTCTTCCTTAACAAACTCTTGGAAATCTTTGGTAATATCATCAAAAGTGAGCTTGTATTTGTAACTCAAAAAGTTGAGGAATTGCACGAACTTCTCCATACTCTTAGTGAAATCCCACTTCTTTAGGAACTCTTGGAAAAAGAATACCTCCTTTTGCTTTAAAATCTTGTCGGGGGAAACAAAAGAAATGCAAACAAACTTTTGTCCTGCAATCGGTTTGTCTTCCTCAAGTAAATCGACATATTTAGAATTTACAGAACCATCAGCATTCAATCGGTTTTCATAAGGCGCGCTAGTTTCTTTAGGGTGATCCATTTTATAATAATTTACAACTATTTAATTTTAAGTTTTTTATCGCAATATATATTTTTTTCTTATTATTTATTATAAGATGTTTGATGTTTCTGAACTTGTTAAGAGGGTGATCAAGTACCTTGTTGAGGGTCTTATGGTTGCCATCGCCGCTTATGCTATTCCTAAACGCTCCTTGAACTTGGAGGAAATTTGCTTAATCGCTTTAACTGCCGCTGCCACCTTTAGCATTTTGGACACCTATGTCCCTAGCATTGGTGTGACGGCTCGTTCTGGCGCTGGATTCGGCATTGGTGCAAACCTTGTCGGTTTTCCCGGAGGGCTTTAAATCCGCCGGTTCTCTTTAAGCCAATTTAACCAAATAATATAATACAGAGTCAAATAATTGTATTATATTATTATATAATGGCACGAACAATGAAGAGAAAATCGCGTACAAATAAGAAATTTGGAAAACAAAATGGGAAGTGCGGTAGTAAGAAAGTTTATAAGAAAAGGACTTCCAAAAGATTGCGAAAGACGGCAAAGAGGGTTCGTCGAGGTTCCAGAAAGATGCGCGGTGGTGCAGACCTTTCTGATATAGATCAAAGTACAATTTTAAGTGATGGAGAAAGTCACTACCTAGACACTAGTTTAAGTTTAGATGAAACAACTGGCGAAGGACATACAACTTCAGAAACTGGAACTGGAACAACTAATTCGTTTTCTAATGTTGCATCAAATCTCCAAGGAAACTCTTCTAATATTTCTAATATTTCTGCTATTTCTAATGCCACTTCTGCGGGTACAATGACCGTAGGAGAACTTGATTTAAGCAATGCTTCTTCTGCTTCTGGTGTTACTGATGGGTCGAAAATGTCGACTTCTTTTCCTGGCGGAAAAAGAATAAAAGGAAAAAAAATACAAAAGAGAAGAAGAGGAAAAAAAGGCGGTGAACTACCTTTTGATTATAACCCAAATGATAGAGACCCCGACGCAGACCACGATTAAACAGTAGCAATAAATTCCCAATCTAGCTCCTCGCATATACGCTTCCAAATAGTGTCTTGTTCTATTAATTTCTCTCGGTCCTTCAACATTGGAATCTCCGGCAAATAATGATTTTCCCCGAGCAACTCGAACAACTTGTAAAGCACATAATAATAATGCAAGAAATTTACACGATAGTCTGGACAATGCTTGGCATACGGATATTGAATCTCCATAAAGAAGTTGCACAAGGTCTCTTCCAAGTCTTGAGAGATAATCGGCGGCTTTATACCCAACTTGTCTTTAATGAAATTAATATGCTCGTAATACTTATTGTACCCTAGCTTTTTAAGAAGCCCTTTGGTTTCGTAATAAGTCAACTTATTTATATCAATTCTCTCCTTCTTTATCTGCTGCTTCAAGTTTTCAATAACATCAGGAGGTATTTGCGTCGTTTCTTTTCCTTGAAACTGCGCCAAAATCTCCTTGAAATGGTTTATTTTCTTATAAGCATAAAAACAAACTTCTTTAGGCGGTTCTTTATAAGAAGGCTTCTCATTCTCAATCAAATACTGTACATTGGTAGAGCAATTATTGCAAATTAATACTCCCTCATCATCCATAGGAATCAATTCACCCTTGAAACACGCCTGACAAACATCCGTGGGTGTTAAAAAAGCATTTATATCCAAAAAAGACTCATCAATGTTGCTCAGGTACTTAGAGAAGATACTATTGTTTTTGGATTCAATTCCGGTAACAGCATTTTCTCCTTCTTTATTAATTTTAAAGAAGGCATCGACTAATTTATTTTTTGAACCGCATTTTTGCTGTTGGGTTTCAAGACCATTGGAAATATTTTTCTTATTTTCAAAGTAATCAAAGATATATTTTGAGTTGTCGAGGAAATACTCCATTTTCTTGTTTTTTATGGACTTTATTAATTCATTGATTTCTTCGATTCTATCTTTATATTCCATTATTTGTTCTATTGTAAATAAGTGGGTATGGTCCGCTGCATATTGCTCATTATATTTATCGAGCTTTGTGCGCAACTCTTTTCTCTCTATCTTTAAAGTGGGAATTTTATCAACTTCGTCTTTAACAAACTCATTCACAAATTCGCGATGCTTGCCATCTAATGTGGTCGAGTTCTTTTTATTAACCTTAATTTTTTTAGTTGTTTTTGGCTTAAACGAAGGCATATTTATATTTTATATAAGTTCTTACAATTTATTTAATTAGTAATTTAAGGAAATAATAATTTTTGTAGAGTTGAGAGAATAGTTAAAAATTGGTTATAGTTTTCTTTCGAGAGAATAAAGATTAATGGAAATAAAAATAAATATAGAAAACAAAGACGGTTCTAATAACGATATAACACTGGACAGCATTAAATTTCAGAAAATGGTATTGTTATTTAATGCAATAAATGATGGTTGGAGCATTAAGAAACAGAACGACTCTTATATTTTTAAAAAGAATCACGAAGGC